TGTGTGGAACAGCGGAAGTAATTTCCCAATGGTGCGAGGCGAGGGCGTGTTTTTTCAAATAAAATACCAAATCGACGAAGAACTCCCAGTTGAATTGCCCACAAACTTCGCCACAAATGGGTACAGATTTGACTACGAGCAGGTGGGAGATATAGCAGGGGCGTTGGACAAACAGCCTTATTTAGGGCTAATACCAATTGACTACACAAATAGGAATTATTCAAATAATATTGTTTACATAAAAAGAGATTTTGATTTAACTCAACTCTTAGGGGTTTGTACAACAGAGACAATGATTACAGCAACTCCACAACTAATAACCAATGGGCAGTGCCAAATGGGGGGGCGTTATTTAGTAGCATACATAAATAGATTAGGTTTATTTGATTACTTCACACCCTTTGGGAAAGCAGTTAAACAAATAAAAATAGATGCTGAAACAAACCCAAGACTATATCGAAACCCAAAGGGAATCAATAACAGCGTAGTTCATAGCAAAAGGCGTGGTATTGAATCGACCGAACAGACTTATACCATCAATACTGGTTATTTGACTGAGCCAATGATTAATCAAATAGAGGAGGTTATTTATTCGCCGTTGGTTTATTTGATTGAGTTTACTGGTGATATTTACAAAGATGAGCAGGTAGGTATAACCGTGGACAGCACAACCATAACCGTCGATAGCACCATATACACCGTGGACAACACAACCATAGATGAGTTGGATGTTGGTTTTTATTCTAGTGTGAATGTATGTTGTAGGGTGTTCGGCTCTAACAATCTTTCGGTTTGCTGTTTGTAATAATTTTCATATAATGATTCCTGCGTTGCCGTTTCAATTAGCCCAAAACCTAAACTAAAACCGCTTTTATGGATTGAGGAGAAAGTATTAAAATTCACACGCACAATAGACTTGTTGCCGTTTGTAGCCTCCAACAAATAACCTATATTTTTTGATGGGCGAATCGTGCCGTTGTAAAACATTAGCGTAAAGTCCTCTGTATTAGGTTTGTATCGCAGAGCATTGTTTGTCTGTACGCTTGGGGTTTCGCTTGTGAACCCATAGCTAGTGCTAACATTTGTTAATCCACTTACATCCACATTTTCTAAAATAGTGAAATTCGTTTCAACCTTAAATTCTTTTAAATCTTTGGTTGGTTTAATTGTTGGGTAAACCAACTGCCCATATTCGTTCCCTTTTCGCCTCAAATAATCCACATTGCCTTTATATTTTCCTTGCTTATGCTTAAAATTATAATAATTAAAATCGCTAGCTATTTTTTTATTCACCTTATCTTCAACCACATAGTCGGTGTAATCCACTTCGCTTTTTGAGTACTCTTTATTTTCCGCCTCAATATCTTTGGGCGTGAGCCAGTACAACCGCCCATCATCAGGGGCGGATTCAAAAATGGATATATTGAACGTCTTAAAAAAAGAGGTAAGAAAATCAACTATCTTTAAATCAGGCAAAGATTTGAATAGGTCTATTTTAGACATACCCATTCGGCTAGAATTGTTGTCGTTTGTGAATTGCAAGAATTTATTTGTTAAAAAAGTATTCCCATTTGTCTCTTGCACTTGGATTCTTCTGTTTAATTTATAAAACAATTCAACTTGTGCTAAATTCCAAACGATAGGGACATTTGACTTTACTTTTATGTTGAAAAAAAAGGAATTTAAAATAAAACTTTCAACTGGAATAAAAAAATCAAATCCGCTAATAGTTGAACCACTAGCGGCAGTTACGGTTTTCGTTTGGTAAGGATTACCAGCATCATCTTCCAACGATACATCTATGGTTATATCTTCGTTTGATTTTGTGTTTTGGACATTGTGAAAATTGACATCAATATAACAGCCTTGACTTTCCGACAAATACAAATTTGCTGGTTTTAGGTCGATATAGTATTGATAATCAGGGAAAGGATTACCCTCTAGCCGAAATGGTCCTAAATTCATTGAGGCACTTGTTATTTCAAAGAGGTACTCCCCGTATTCCGCATAATTCCTAGGGGTGTTTATTGGCTTGTAGTAAGCCTCACCTACAAAAGACCCATCGGTTTTATTACAATAAACATACAAGTCATTATAAAAATCCTCATTTTCTAACGGCAATACAATATCCAATTCGTATTTCGATTTTATTAAATCAATAATATTTCTAAATTGCAAAGCTGGTGCTAATTCGTTTATTTTAATAAAGTTATCTCCGTTTACATCAGCATTTGGATTATAAGCTATGTTATCTAATTTGGTAGGGTCGCTTATGTCTTCAACTTGCCAAACCCTATTATTGCTTATAAATGGCACGGTGTATTTTATGCCTGGAATAACCGTGTTATTTCTCAAAATATCGTTACTAGTCCAGCTTATCAAAGCACTACCCAAATCACTAACCTTGTCTTCGCCCATTCTATCTTTTAGTGAAATCAAAGAGGTGGTGAAATTTGCCGTGAAACTTTTTATTTTTCCGCTTTCATATCGTGCCTCTGTAACTTCAAGTAAACCTTTTTTTGCCAACAATCCATTATTGTAAATCTTGCAATCAAAATTATTATTGGTTTTTGTTTTGATTATTTTTGTTTCACCTAGAAACCCTAAAATCCTTTGATTATTCAACGAACCCTCCAAAGCGAAAGACTGCGAGTAAGGGCTGTATATTTTCGACAAATCTTGCGTATCCTTATAAATGTACTTAATTAAGATACTTTCAGCTTTCATTAAATCCAAACGCTCATAATCAAGCCCATCCAAAGACACATATACTTCTACCGTCATCTTACATTGTTAATTTTATCGGTTGTGCTTTTGAAAGTCAAATCATAATTAATTTTCCCTTTATCATATTGCCTAGACTTGAAAGTGAAATCATTATTTTCATTTGTAACTGGAATTTGTTTATAGGTTGAATAAAACCCAACATCCAGCTCATCTATGGTTGTGTTGTCCACGGTATATATGGTGCTATCGACGGTTATAGTTGTACTATCAACGGTTATACCTACCTGCTCATCTTTATAAATTTCACCAGTAAACTCAATCAGATAAACCAACGGCGAATAAATAACCTCTTCAATTTGATTAATCATTGGCTCGGTCAAATAACCAGTATTGATAGTATAAGTCTGTTCGGTCGATTCAATGCCTCGCCTTTTGCTATGCACCACGCTGTTATTGATTCCTTTTGGATTTCGATATAATCTTGGGTTTGTTTCTGCATCTATTTTTATTTGTTTTGTAGCTTTCCCAAAGGGCGTGAAATAATCAAAAAGCCCCAACCTATTTATGTATGCAACTAAATACCTGCCCCCCATTTGGCACTGCCCATTGGTTATAAGTTGTGAGGTTGAGGTAATCATTGTTTCTGTTGTACAAATTCCTAAGGGTTGAGTTAAATCAAAATCTCTTTTTCTATAGACTATATTATTTGAGTAATTCCTATTTGCGTAGTCAATTGGTATTAGCCCTAAATAAGGCTGTTTGTCCAACGCTCCTGCTATATCTCCCACCTGCTCATAGTCAAATCTGTATCCATTTGTGGCAAAGTTTGTGGGCAATTCAACTGGTGTTTCTTCATCGATTTGGTATTTTATTTGAAAAAACACGCCCTCGCCTCGCACCATTGGGAAATTACTTCCGCTGTTCCACACAAATCTAGTGGCGTTTATGTGACTTGAAATCTGTTCGGATATTTGAAACGAAATATAATTGTCTTTCGAGCTTATTTTTGTTGATTTGAATGTATAGTTTGCTGTGGGTGGGGGGGCGTTTAGGTTTCCACTCCAAATATACAATTCCATAACCGCTACCTGAATGTTTATATCCATTGCTAGGTTGTGTAATCGTATATGAATGGGCGAACCAGCCAGGTATATCTGGTCTTCGCTATTGATTATTGTTGGTGTTATTGCCATTTTTGAAAGGATATAAAATCGATTCTCGCAAATCTTTTATTATTATTTCGTTTAAATTAGTCTTTGCCTTTTTTATCTCTTGCAAAAGAGGGTTGTAATCATTTGGGTTTGCAGAACGGCTCGGCTTGTCTTTGTATGTGTTCCACTTGCCATATGATTGTTGCGAAAAAGTCAAGACATTATAAGGTTTTACGGTATAATTCATAGTCTTTTTTAAACGCCCTGTTGGTTGCCCATAACTTGGACTGCTTTTTTTCAAAACTTTTCCCACTCGAATATATTTCTCTTTAACCAAATTAGTAATTTCAGCCCCAAATTTATTTAAATTATCTTTAATTATTTGGCGTTCCTCTTTTTGGCTTGTCGTTAGTTTCTTTGGCATCTATTCCTTTTAAAAAGTTCCTAATCTTTTTACTTGCACTTTCTTTGCCCACCTTTGGTGTTCCAATATCTTTTGTTTTTGGTATCAATTTAACTGCATCGATAAATTTACGAATATTCTTTGAGGTCGTGGGTGGTGTTGATTCTTTTATTTTTGGCTCTTTGGTTATGGTTCGCCCTCGCTTGGTTCGTTCCTTTGCAACATACTCCACGCCATCAAAATCCATATAAACTAATTTAAACGGCTCATTTTTTGGGAAGTATTTATTTATATTTTCCTCCAATTTTGAGTTCGTTCCAAATTGCCCATAGTACATCTCGCCAAATTCCGCAATTCCTTTTTCGTTTATGATTCCATAAATGGACCGCTCCAATGTTCCTGTATCTACCCTAGCCTGTTCTTTTGATATAGATTCTATTTTATTTATTATGGGTCTTAATTCAGCAGTATCCATTGTTAGGGTATGAGAATGTTATGTTCACTTGAAACCCATCCACCCCATTGCCAGTATGATTATAAAGAGGTGTTAAATTAGATTTCTCTTGAATGCTTATGTTTTCCTCAATTTCTAATCTAGTTATGTAGTTAGTGAAGTTTTGAAGTATGTTTTCGGTTTCTGCTAAATTATCAATTAGGTTAGTGTCATCCATCAGTTTTGATGGTGTCATAATTCTTTGTACATCCCTTTTTTGCAAACAAGTAATTTTGAAGTTGTATAGATTCAAATCATTTGCTTCGCTAATTGATACTAAATTAATTGCAACGATTGGATAGATATTTTCTTTTTGATTATCCACAACAAAAGTATCATTGAAAGTTATGGTGTGTACCATACTATCCTCTTGAAACCTTGCCACAATGTAGTTATATACGCTATTTAACATTTTCTATAAATCTTTTGCGAACTAAATACTCACCATAAAACAAAAAGTCTTGTGTTTTCATTTGACCTATTGTGTCCAACTTTGAGAAATCCCCTTTGCAAAGTAAGTAAATAATTTCTACATAGCCCGAATAATCATTTGCGAAGTCCTCAAAGTATTGTTTGTTTTTCAACTCCTGTTCAATACTTGACGGCATTTGTGGTGGGTTGTAAAGCCAAGTAAATGTTTCTTTAATATCAGTTATCTGTTTTGAGTATTCTTTTAGGACCTCTTTGATTTGGCTTTCACTAGTGGGGGCTTCACCAATCAATAGCTCAAAGAATTTTATCACAACATCTTCTTTCGCATCCTCCACCATTTCTTTAAAATAGTTTTCCAAATCTATAAAGTCCTCTGCTTTTTTTTCAAGTATATTGAATTTCATAAATAGGAATATCCATCTATATATATTATATATAGACTATTAGTAATATAGTACAAATATATAAATAATAAACAATAAACGATATGATATTTATCATTAGTGGTTAAAATACCTTTAAATAATTGATTATCAGTTCTTTAATTTTGAAAAACGATTTTTTTTTACTATTTTGACACCCCCCCCTAAAATTAGAATGCACTCCTGTAAAGGGGTATAGAAAAGTGGTGTTTTTAAATTTTTTGGCACAAAAAAACCAGTCAAAAAACTGGTTAATAGGCAATTGTATAGTTTTTGGTTAGGAGTGAATAAAATGCCCATATACCATATAACCTAAGGCATCAAGGATATGGTCGTGTCCACTGGTTTTATCGGGCTGTCCATTGTGCGTTAATACCTGCTGTTCCAAGCCATCAATTAACTTTTTACAACTTGGGTCGATTAATATACGCTTTTCTCTAAATCTTTTGTTTACGCTGTTAATTCTGTCTTTAACGGCTGGATTGGAGCGGTTGTATATAACTTCGTGTTTGTACCGCCAAATAACCTCAAAATCGGTATTTCCGCTTGTGTTTCGACTATTGCCACTGGCATCAGGAAAAATAAAGCAAAAACCATAATCATCTGTTAATTGTTTTATGATTGCTTCGGTATCGTGGAAGTCGGTATATTCTTTGAAAATATGGATGGTATTATTGACCTCAGTACCCACCACCGCACTCATTTTACCTATGTTGAAATCTAAGCCAACGAATTTCTTATAAATAGGTTGGTCAAATTTTTGCAAATGAATATTTCTATCAAAAAGAGGGTACACATTTAAATTATTGAAGTTCACAAACTCGCCGTTTAGGTATGCTTTTAACCTTTGCTCATCGTATGATTCTTGCAAACGCTTTATGTAATCCTCTGGTAAATAAGGGTTGTCGGTTGTCTTTGCTTTGATTAGCACTCGGCTTTCAGTACCATTCTTTACAAAGAAATTATAAAGAAATGAATAGCCCTCAGGGGTGCAAACAAAGTCTATGCTGTTCGTATCATAAGGCATCGGTAGTCGATTCCTTGCATTAATTGAATTAAAGGATTCCTCTGCTCGTCTTAAACTCATTCTGTCAATTTCGTCAATAACTGAATACCCAACCTCATAACCAGCTATTAAGTCAGGGTTGTCCATTGACCGCAACATAATATCTCCATATTGGGTTTTGATATTATAGGGTTTCTTTTTCGTATCAATTCCTTTGCCGAAAAACCCATCGAACTTCTCAAAGATTTTAGGTAATTTTTTGAGTGCAATATCTTCTACTAGATTATATGTTGGTAGGTAGTACGCCACATCTACCTTATTGCGAATTAAATAGGTTAGTAATTTAATTAATCCGCCCTCTGTTTTGCCACTACCATAACCACCCACGATTGCTGTAAATGGCGCTTTGCTTTCTATAAATTTAGCTTGGTGCTTCAGTAGTTGAATCATTCACTATTCTAAATGTTATTTCTTTTGGTGCTTCGGTTTGCTCTATTTGGAACTCGTTACGCTCTATGTACCCTCTTTTTTTGCCCTTTGTTTTGAGAAAAAATATGGTTGCCGTGTCACTACCTTTCTCAATTGATTTATGTAGTTTTGATTCCGCAAAATCAAGGGCAATATCTTCAATTCCTAAAACCGCTTTTTTATATTCTTCGTCATCTCGCATCCAATCGTAATGAGTACTTCTATTAATACCGACACTTTTACAAGCGGTTGTTACAATCCCTAAGGACTTCTCCAATGCTTCAATCATAGCCTTTTTAAGTGTTGTATTTTGTTGGTTCATATTTTATCTAACCATTGTATTTTTATCTGATTTGCTATTTGTGCAGTCATTACTGGCGGAACACTCATTCCGATTAAATATTTAGGTTCTATTGATTTGAAATTGTAGTCAAGTGGGTATGTTCCTGTTTGACAAACTTCATTTTTATTTAATGGGCTTGGCTCTGTACTATGCCT